CTCATAAACTTCAATACAAATAAAAAGGGAGCCACCGGAACGCAAGTCCAATGACCCCCAATCTGTTGTATGTAATTACTATTACGTCGCGCCGTTAAACATACCAAAGCCAAGCGGGTTCTTAACCACAAGGCCGGCAATAGCTTGAACCAGACGAATAGGACCACCACCAGCATCAGGCAGTTCCTTAACCTCAGGCAACTTAGCATATCGAATTTCAACCATGTCCATAGGAATGATATATCCCTTAGATGGGAACGCAGATGGAGCGCCAGCGTTATTACCAGAAATAAAGGTATCGGGATGCAGGATCAGACGGCCAAAGTCACCTTCAAAGATGTCAATAGAAGCCTTGTAAACATCGCTAGAAAGCTCCTGGTTGAACGTGCGAACCGAAGAAGCTGCGATAGTGCTAGAGTTAGCAGTGGTAGTAGTAACGGCAGCGGTAAGGCTAGTGAAAGCCCGTTTAAGCGTAGTACCAACGATACAATCATAGTCACGGAAGACGCCGGTAGCACCATAGATAGCCGAAAGCATATTCTGGACAGTGGTTTCAGTAATAGACGCAGTAGCCGTGGTAACAACAGCGCCGGAAGCAGGTTCAAAACCGCCGCCAGATTTAGGAGCGCCAATGTTGCTAGAATTAGTAGTAGTCAACCAAGCACCAAGAGATCCAGTCAGATAAGAATCAGATCCAGATTCAAGACGAGCTGCTTGATTGGTGCAAAGGAAGGTGGATTCCATGTCGCGCTTAAGCTCAATAAGACGCTTAGAGATACCATTAGCCACTTCGTCAGTGACACCAGCAACGTTCTGAGTCTGGGCAATAAAGCCAACCCGGAAGTTACGGCGGAAAGCCTGAGCGTAGTTAGACATACGGGTCCGATTAGCAACAGCGTTGTCGTAAGTGCTAACATCAGTACCGTCAACCACACCAGTCGTCTGAGGGGCTGAATAATTGTCTACCTGCCAAGAGAACAGGACGTTCCCAAGGTCTTTACCCTTAGGAGCCATAGACACAAAAGGAGTAGATTTAGCGTCAACTACTGCAATGTAGTCGGCCAACTCCTCGCGAATACCTATCTGATTTGGTTGAATCAATGCTGCCATAATAATACATCCTTACACTAGCGCTCGTTTGAGCAACTGAGTCAATTCTGCCTGACCACCACTCTTCAAGAACTTCGATTTAGCAGCGTTAAGGTCTGCTTTGCTAGTATCTACTCTGGCTGGGCTAGAAGCAGGTGTACTCGGCTGTTTAGGAGCTATCTTTGCAGGAGCTTTAGCAGCAGGTTTACTTGCAGTCTTTTCCCTAGCCATACGTAGCTTTCGACCCTCAATGAAATCGCCAATCAACACTTGGTATTCAGGAAGCTGTGCAATCTGAGGCATTTGCCTAATAACTGACTGTGCTTCTGTATACTCAACGGCAGATCGGTCTTTCCACCAAGGATAGATGTTTTCAGCAATAGGCTTAATCTGGCGGTGCTGTTGAATGAATGCGGCACGTTTAGGGATATGTAGATCTAATGCGTCCTCAACCTTTCGGCGAATCTGCTTAATATCTTCCCTAGTGTATTCCTTGCCATTCAACTCGCAGCCGTCTTGGTTATCTTCGCACCACCGCCTAAGGTCACGGGCTTTATTCCACTCCTCAGTCAGCTTTGCGTCGTCCCAAACATCACTGAAAGGGTTATCAATACTAGCCACAGGAGCGACCTCTGGTTTGGTAGACAACTCTTCCAGCTTAGATTTAGCCTCGTTCAGCTCGCGTTCCAATGCTTCAGCCTTAGCCTGTGCCTCTTTACGTTGGGCAGTCAGCTTGTTGATACGCTTTTGAACACTAGACTGATCGGCTTCCTCTGGCTGTTCGTCTTGTTCTTGTTGTGAAGGATCAAGCTCAGGAGACTCATCCTGATCCCCAGTTTTATCAGAAGTCTGGGCTTCTACCTCAACCTGAACTTCATCACTCGATGCTTCCGGCTTAGGATTTTCTTCAACGATTTGTTCAGACTCCGAAAAACGCTTTTGTAGCATCTTTGCCAACGCCGCCTCGTCGAAAGTAAGCGGATTGAGATTAGGAGCAGATTCTGTTGTCGCCGTGTTTTGGGAGGGTTGCGCTTCCCCAGTGTTTATAGATGTATCCATGCTGTTTATACCCAAGCAAGATGGGTTTTATATACCAGTATTGATATAGCCCAATACAGAAAGCTTTAGAGATCAGTGTTAGTAGAGTTGTCTTCTGTCAATTCATTTTCACCACTTAGTTCTGCAATAGTATAAAGCAAATCGGTAATAGAAGCAGCTCTACCGCAGTTATATGCTCTACTATCTGAATCAAGATCTGGGTACAAAGCGGCTTTATGCTCATAATTAACAGCGTCTTTGATTATTTGAAGAAACGCATTGTAGGTTTGATTATGTTGAGAAGAAGATTTGAGTATCTCCTGTAGTTTTTCTTCTGTGTATCTCATGGATTTGCTTGAACTCCGAGTCGTCCGGTGACTGCGTTTTGTTGCTGTTGAACCGAGAATTGCAGGTTTTGTACGTATTTTTGAAGATTAGCTTGGAACAACTGATCCCCCTGAGCTTGCTGAATGTACTTAGGGTTTGACTGAATAATCTGTTGAGCGAATTGAAGCCTTATAGCCGCTGTAGGATCGTTTTCACGCAGTTTAGGTGGGTTACCTAGTGATATAAGAGCCAGCTCGTCGTTGGTTTCATCAAACATCTTCTGAGATGCTGGACCACTCTGCATGATAAGCTCATTAGCCAACGTAGGATCAACCGCTCTAAGAGCCAAACCAACCAATTTAGCACGATCAATAACGCCAGCAGAGTCCAAAGGCAGAACAAGAGTGGAAACAGCCTTCAATTTCTCTGTAACCAAATCACTAGATAACTCTCGAACGTCAAATTTAAGGCTAACGTCCATTTCAAGTGTGTTAGTGCTAAGCGGAACGTTCAAACCTGTGATACGCATCACCTCTTCAGCGCCAATATACTGAATTGTAAGTGATAAAACCTGACGAAACACATCGGTCCATCCATGAAGCCAGTTATTAACAAGCCTCTGTTGACGCATTTGAGTGATAGCCGGTGCAACCTTCTCGGTAGGGCGACCAAAATACTTATCAACTTGGGCTTCGATCTCCGCAATAAGGTTAAACGCTACGCTTGGCTCACGCGCTGGTGGGGTCATAAAGCTAATCTCACCAGGACGTAGCACCGGGATCTGAACAGCAGGGCCAAGCTTTAGATTACCTCCGCGAGTCTTAGGAACCTGAATAGGCGGCAACGTGCAAAGTGCAGTGTAGTCAAAGATGCTATCACGCTGAGCCTTAACCTCATTCTGCCAAGTATGACAAATCTCTGGAGCGCCACGGGACTCAGCAATCTTACGATGAATCATCTCTGTACGCCAAACAACGAAAGGATACAGACCATGCTCGTAGTCAATCAGCTCAAACTTACCCCACTTACCACCAACCTGAGGGCAAATAACGGTGCAATACACACCTGGGACGTTCTCTTCATTGACTGACTTCTGATAGCAGTAAACAACCTCAATAAGGTTAGAACGATCTAATAGAGCATTGTTTGTAAGACCCATTGAATACGTATAATCAGAGTAGTTGCTGAACTTACCCATAGCACTGATAGCTTGCTCAGCCCATTCAGCATCCCATTCATCCGTTTCAACCTTCTGACGCACCTCAATCTCGGTCATGTAAGCACGTCTAAAGATAACACGCGCACTCTGAATGTCGGTAGTTTCAGGCGGAAAAGCCAACTCATCCCAAGGACACAAAGCAGCGATACTAGGACCATCCTTAACCAATGTAGGCACTGGGAACTCGCATTCACCCTCTTCGCGCAACTCACGCACACACTTAAGCGCCTTCTGCTTCTTCAGATTAGGGAATGCAGCCATCAACAACTCAGCGACTTGATCCGTAGCCTCTTCATTAGCCAGAAGGTTAGGTAACTCAGCCAGAATGCTTCCCTGAGGGCTATTAGCAGCAAGCTCCATGATCTGCTCAACCTTAAGCTCCTGCTCCTTCTGCCCAATTTCCTGCTGCCAAGAAATGTGTACGCCAGCCCAACCATAGGTCCATTCGTACTGAGCCAGCAACTCAACCTCGCGTGTCAACGAAGTATAGAGCTTCTGATTCATCGTCCAATCCATCAACGAATGCGCGGCTACTGCTGTATCAACATTACGAACATTAACAGGACTAACCCTAACCATCGAACGCCAGAAAGCCGTGGAATACAGATCCACCATCGAGTTACAGACATCATCTGCTAATGGAATACGAGTATCTGAGGCACCATCCCATGGAAACGCTGGCTTATTGGGGTTATTCTGATTCCACTTCTTACCATCTTCGCTTTGCCCAACCCAACGGCAGTACCTAGTATTCTCAATAGTTGTAAGACGAGAGCCAATACCATAATTGGTTGCAGAACGCCGCAATTCCTCAACAAGCGCAGTGACATTAGGTTCGGTACCAACTTTAGCCATCTGGTCCGTTGGCGTTTTATACGGTGCAATTTCCATAATCGTATTACAGCTCAGCTATTTGTGTGGAGAAGACCTTCTTTTGCAATAAAATCAATAGGAACCACCACCAAACGAATCTAATCCTCCAGCGCCTACATACTCTAGCTTGTTACATAAAAGCATCCCTAAACAGTCAATAGGATCCTTGGAAGCGCCTTTCTGACCATCTTTACCAGTATGCTCGCTTAATGACCAAACCAAGTTATGACAGTCTTTAACGATATACAATCTAGGCTCATTTAAGTTTGTCATAGGCTTATTTGTATCATAACTCAGCTCGCTATTGATTGCCGCAGTCCTTTGATCCACTGGCACACCGGAAGCAGGTATAAACGCCATTCCTTCATCTTGCTCAGAAGGCTCAGCCAACAAATCAATCAAAGTAGTACCACCTTGTTCGCTAATAGCAGGAGTTCCACCGGCCTTAGGATCAATCAACCGCATCACAGGCTCACCTAGCCCAATCTCTTCCTCAATAGCCCTAAACAGCTCCCTATACTCAATAATCGACCTTCCAGCGCCTAATGTCTGAGCAGGACCAGCCTTACCATCAGCTTTTTCACTAGGTAACGTCCATTCTCCATACCCAGCAAAGTCAGGAAACTCACGTAGCACAATCTTCTTACCATCAGGCATTACCCATAGCCACAAACAGAACCAGTTACGCGCACCAGCAGGGTCAACCACCATGTACAATGAACCCTCTTCCTTTGGTACTTTATCAGCCGAAATGCAGTGTATATCCGCTCTGAATCTAGCAAACGCCTTACCCACGTTCTCAGAAGCCCAGCCATAAGCCCGAGTAAGCACCTGACCCATAGGCGCACCTACCAGCTTAGACTTCATCTCATCCCAAGGGTTATAAGGATTATCCTCACTGAAGAAGAAGACAGTTTTACGATTAGTACGATTTTGTTCCATTACCCTAGGCGCTTTCCCCATAGGCCATCCAGGCACAGCAACCTTATCCTTCAACAACTCACCATCCGCCCATCTCTTAATCTCGGAACCACCCACAAACTCCTTATAAACACTAGCTACACCCTCAAGTGGCGTCTGAGTAACCAAGAACTTACCCCTTCTGGTAACCAACCTATACCTAAGCGTATCCACCCAGCTCTGAGGCACCAACTCATCACACCAGATCATATCCGCCTCTCTACCCTCAATCGTATTCTCAGACTGCGTATAGTTCAAAAAGTCACACCTGGAGCCGTTCGGCAGAATAAAGCTACCATCAGTAAACCCATTCTTTCTGCTATAGTTCAAATAATGTATCTTACCTTTCTTGGTAGCCCTTAAATGTA